GGTTTCCAATCCAACAACCTCATATCTTCTGGTTTGATTCTACCATTCCAGTGTTCTGAAAATTGTTGTGCTACCTCATCTGGACTTGTTATATTTTTATTGAAACAATATCCTGTTCCTATTCTAGATCTTGTAGGTATTCTCCATCTCCAACCATGTTCCATGGCCTGACAATCTGTATAAGGATGCATTTCCTTGTCTGGATTCTCATACTTGACTCTACCAGCAAGTGCGGCATCTATGAATAATCTATCACTCAAATCTACATTATCATCTTTACCAATTAGTAGTTGATTCCAACCAGTGCAGTCTATGAATATATCTGCCGTTATCTCAGATCCATCTTCTAAAATTATCTTCTCAACATTGTCTTCTACTTTTACTACTGTCTTAACATCTGATTGAATATAATTACATATTTTATTACAGTTATCATGTAAGAATGTAACTAATTTTCCACAATCTATTTGATAGGCATAGGTATCTTTTATGTAATCTAGTTCTATTTTATTTTCCATTGCAGTTTTATACAATGGTGATATATCCTTTATATCATATTTGTCTTGATAATTAGTCCAGATATCATACATTGGAACTTTCTTATCACCAATACTAGTAAATCCGAAAGGATGCCAAATAACATTATCTTCTCTACCCCAGCCTGGAAATAATATACCAGCTTTAAATGTTGCATCAATTCTGTTTATCCAATCTTCAACTTTAAATCCCATTTGTTCCATTACACTTGGGAAACTAAGAAGTGTCGCCTCTCCCACACCAACTCTTTCTGGTTGGTACTTGTCAATGATAGTTACATCCATCTTGCTTCCCCATCTTCTACTAAACCAAGATGCAGTTATCCAACCAGCACTACCACCACCAACTATGACTAATTTACTTACTTCCTTCATAAAAATTTATCCGCAAATTCATTGTGATTCATAAGGTCAGTTCCAAGTTCAATTTTTCTATCTTCACATTGTATAAGATGATTCAGTGACTCGTCCATCTTATCATGTTGCATCCATGATCTTGGTTCAAGTGGATAACCAGCCTGTATCAACCAGTGTATCCAATTACCGACTCCAAATATAAATCCTTTTCCGCCAGGCATAATAGTTTTATTTTCTGATGACATTTCATCTAAAAATACTTCCTGTGCCTCAGACATTTTATAATTGTCTCTGACATAATCCCAGAAAGGACTTTTTATATTTGATTTTGAATAATGACAATTAACGTAATCCACACATTGTTCATAAGCTAATGTCATGTGGTTGTTGTAATAATTTATATCGTATTGATTACAGAATCCATCATTCAATAATTTACTTAGAGTCTTTATACCTTCTATGATTAAACCTAGACCTGTGCTTTCTAATGGTTCTATAAAACCAGCACTCAATCCAATAGACACTACCTTTCCTTCCCATTGGTTTGTGTCATAATACGGAGTCCAATCAATTACTTTTAGTTTATCGGGAGTTGTTCTTTGATCCCAGAAACTACAGAAATATTCTTTTGCTTGATCTATAGAAGTTATATTTCTATTGAAAACTAATCCAGTTCCTATTCTAGATTGTAAAGGAGTATTCCATATCCAACCATCATACACGGCAGTTGTTGTGGTATATGGCCTAAATTCATTATGTTTATCTTCATACTCTATAGGCCCTGCAACTGCTGTATCGACATACAGACGATCTGAAAGATTTACTCTATCTCTTTTTCTTTTGAGGATACTCTTAAATCCAGTGCAATCTATAAACAAATCAGCATCAATCTGATCTCCATTCTCAAGATATAAAGTGTTACCACCAAGATATGCTTTTACAGAAGAATTAACGTAAGTAATTCTATCAGATATTTTTTCTTTAATATATTTTATTAACTTTATACAATCGATATGGACGGCATATCCTTCACCTATCTGTGTTCTATCAATTATATTGTCCATAGAACATTGGTATAGAACTTCCAACTTCTTAAAGTCTATGTCTTGCGAAGTAGACCATGCATCAACCATCGATACAGGAGGATCAGAAAAAGGATAATTTAACCAATAAAATGGAAGCCAAATTTCATTCCCTTTATGTCCCCAATCTTTAAATAATATCCCTGCCTTCAATCCAGCATCTAACTCTGCAAGAAATTCATTTGGATTAAATCCACATTGTTCTACCATGAATTTTTCAAAACTTAATAGAGTTGCCTCTCCCACCCCTAGAGGAGTTGGTACTTCTTTATCTACTAAAGTTACGTTGACATCATTACATCTTGATATTGCGGCAGCGGCCATCCATCCTGACGATCCACCACCTACTATAACTATATCTTTTACTTTCATAGTTGAGAATAATACATATATTTAGCTAGACCTATAGATGTGCCTGCATCACTACTTACTGGTTCAATATACAGTTTAACATCTTTTGGTAAATGTTTCAAGTATTCATAATTTGCAACACAGTTTAAAGCACACCCGCCAGTCAATACTATATTTTTAGATTCACATTTTAAAATAAAATCTGTCATCCATTTTTCAAAATCTTTTTGAAGTCTATAAGCAAGATTCATAAACCTTTGATCTCTCACATCAACTTTTTCTGGAAGATAATCATACGGAATAAAGTTCGCACCATATCTTGTTCTATAGAACAACTTAGAGTTAACTCTACCATCTATTACGAAGGGTTTTATATTTGGATCTTCTTTTCCATAAGGTGCCAGACCCATAACTTTACCTGATTCTGTTTGTCCAAATCCAAGATAGTCTGATATAGATGCGTATGCCATGCCTACACCCATAGACCAATAATCATGTCTATCTGTCTTTATTCCAAATTTGGATGATACTTGTCTTTCTAATAACTTGACTTGAGTTGGTTTTTTAACATGCCATCTTGTAGCACATTCATGATTTTCTTCATCAACAAAATTACCTAATCCATCTACTACAACTACATCTGCTTCTTCAAATTCAGAATTATAAAATCCACACATTGCATGTAAAAAATGATGTTGATCATAAGTTCGATAATCATGATTTGGTATCTTCTTTTTAAAAATAACATCAAAGAAATTGCAAGTATCTTTTAAAGAATAATCATGATATTCTAATCCAGTAATACCAGCAAAATTACTTTCTTGATATTCCATCACAGTTTTTACTGGCATAGTATCATGTTTTTTTCTACTAAGACGTTCTTCTTCTATAAACAAATTTACTTCACCGTTTACACAACGACAGAAAGAAGCGTCATGAGTTACATTTACACCAACTGTCTCCATCAGTTCTTTACTTCGATCATGAGACCATACTCAGGCAAATAGAGATATTCTATCAAACTATTTGCAAGAGTCCTTAGAGCGTCGTCTAGAGTCTCTACAAGAGGTTCACCACCCAAGTTAAATGATGTATTGAATATTATAGGACATTCTGTTTTCTCATAAAACTTTTTAATTATATTGTAGTAATTAGGGTTGACATCTTCAGTAACTGTTTGGATTCTACATGTGTCATCAACGTGAATAATTGCTGGAATTTTTTCTTCAATACCTTCTTGACATCTGACAGCATACATCATAAATGGTGTTTCATCCATACCACGGAGATCAAACCACTCATGTACATGTTCTTTTAATATTGATCCAGCAAAAGGTCTGAAATATTCACGACGTTTGATGGTGTTTACATGATCTTTTCCCTTTGGATCACGAGGGTCATACATGATCGATCTATTGCCCAATGCACGAGGGCCTGCTTCTGATCTACCTTGGAATAATGCAACAATATTTTTATTCATAATCAAATCTACTGCATCCTCATGATCTGCTTCATAGATTCTTGTTGCATTATAATAATTTGCTAAGTCTGTAATATATTCTTTATCATATTCGTATGTTGGCCCATAATATAAGTCTTTAATCATTGGTTTGACCTCCTTACTTTTACTCACTCTCTGATACTGTAGATATGCCGCACCTATGGCAGTTCCAGCATCGTTACTTACTGGTTCTACAAACATATTGATACCTTCATCTTTTAATTGTTCAAGATACCAATAGTTTGCAACACAATTTAACCCATATCCACCTGATAGAACAACGTTTTTCTTTCCAGTCATTTTAACTGCCTTACGAATCAAGTCCAATACCATTTGTTCAGACTCAGTTTGAATAGCATATGCTAAATCTCTACGACTTTGTAATTTAGTTAGATCATCTTCTGGTTTTAAATCTACAGGATCTCTAAGTTCAGTAAATCTACCTTTGTTTACAACTGCGCCATTAGGATATGTCGGCACAATCAAATCTCTATTGGTAGTAGACCAATCACTCATACCATCATAATTCGTATAGATGTCTGGTATGTTTAGGTTCTGACTACCATATGGAAATAGTCCCATAGTTTTACCAGCTTCAATAGGAGCCCATCCACAATACTGTGTGACTGCCTCATATGCCTTCACAATACCAGCTGTCTCATCTAAAACTAATTCGTGAGTTCCTTCTTCTTCGTAATACTCAGAGCTGAAGTTTGGTATTCTAACAGAAGCCCATGGCCCTCTACCACCTTGATGTTTGTATAGGGTGGTAAATTTATCTGGATAATCACAATCAATTATAGTTTCTAATTCCCATGTTAAAACGTCTTCTCCTTCAATTGACATTGGAATAAATGTTCCAGCACCATCTACAATTACAGAAACTGCACTCTTAAATCCTGACCTAAAGAAGGCACAAGATGAATGAAGTTTATGATGATAACGACTCATATCAATCACCTGTGGGTGTTTGTAAATATCAGCCTTTCTATCAATCAAACCTAGCTTCCTTGCTAGACCTGTGTACATATTCTCACCAGTAAAGTCTATTGTACCCGCCTGATCTAGTGGTTGTGTATGTGCAATCACTAGATAATCTAAGGTATCAGTATACTCTAATATCTTAACCATAGAAGCCAAAGGGCCTCCGTCATATTTTTTTCTAGAGAATCTTTCTTCTTCTATTGAGAGAACAAGTTCACCATCTTTAAGTAAACAAACACCAGAGTTATGACCTCTAGCGATTGCAGCTATCCATTGAGTCATTATTTTTGTTCAATTTTTAAACTTTGTTTAGTATCAGATTTTAACAGATTTTTAATCTCTTGTTTGAAACCTTTGTTACTAGGTTTTGGTTTTGATTTTGGTTGATTTAATGTGAAACTAGGTTTAGGTGCTCCTGAGAATGGTATTGTTGATTCTGTTGGAGACATTTTATTACCACCCGCTAACTGAAATGCGTCTTGTTGTTGAGGTAGTGATGGTTGTTGACTTGGTGAACAAGACTGTTCTTGTTGTTGTGGAGGAACAAAAGTACCAGTATATGCTCTTGGTTTACCCAATCTTTTCTTACATGAATCTACTATATCTTTAATTTGATCTTTACTCAATTCCATTGCTTCATCATTGAATCTATCAACTGTTTCATCCATAGTGATTCGGATTGGTGCATATTCTCTACGACCATTTCCAGCATCAATAATGTCAAAGTCCTTGTGGTCAGGGTAACTTATATTTTCTGGGTATGTGGAACCAACAACTACAGTAGCAGTTTTATTGAGAGCTCTTGCAATATGTTGTCCCATACTATCACAACCTAAGAAATGATCTGCAACTTCAATAACAGCAGACCATACTCTCATATCACTAATTTGTGGCCTTGCTACTTGATGTTTAGCACTATCCTCTTTTTCCTCAAGTGGGAAGTGGTATTCACTCATTATGATTACTGCATAATCTTTTTTAAGTTGATTTATGATATCACAAACTCCAACAAGAGACATACTTCTTGAAGTTGCATCTGCCATAAACTCACCAACTTTTTCAATTGATCTGCCAAATGGTTGAACTACTACAACTTTATCTTTCTTAGTTACTGATTTTACTTCTTCTACAATATTATATCCCGAAATAACTTCCATCTTATTGAGGTTTATTGTGGGTGCAGGCAATTCTCTAGGTTCATCTAATCCATTAATTGCAATATCATATGCCTGTGATAAATTACATTTTTGATTGTAATAGTGCCATACTCTGTATGGTTCTGGACTCTCGCAGTCTCTTTGTTTTATATGTTCTTGGAAAAGATTTTTGTGCCAGTGATCATATACCTTATGATCCAATGTTGGGTGTCCTTTGAAGAAATCTGTACCACCCTCACATACGATAATAAAGTCGTCATGGTTCTCTGCATATTTCTCAAATGCAGGGATTGAACTTATTACTCTACCAGCCCCACCATTAACAAAAAACGCTTTCGATCTCATAGTTTTCATAATTCCTGTACTATATAGTCACATAAAAAATACCTGTGCCAGACGAGGATGTTGTTTATACATTGTCCTATCCAAGTCAGCACCGTGAGTTTGTCTAGACTCATATAATACCATTCTATTATATTTCATCTCACTTGTAAACATTATATCTTTTTTTATGTCGTAATTGTGACCATAGGGATGATCTTCTTGAAATTTATAAAACTGTGTACCACCTTCACACTCATCATCTTTGTTTAAGTATACTAATGCAGCCCACTTAGATCCAATATTATCTTTATGGTGAGTATAAGTATAAACAGTTTTAGTAAATTTTTTCATTATGTCATCATGTGTCGTATGATTAACCATGAACTTCATATTGTCCCACTTCTCTTGAAACTCAGCATCATCATATTGTAGATTTCTCCACTCTTCATGTTGGCATAAGTCAGAAAATACTGGTCGAAGATTGTCAATCATATCTTGTCTATCTTCTACAACTCTCGATCCTATTAAACCACCACAAATTGCTTGATCTGTTGTTCTTTCGCAAGATAAAGCATATTCTCTTACTTCATCAGGATTCTTATAAAAATCATCTATGATGAATACTTTTCTGTAAATATAACCAAAATCATTGTGTTTCCAATGATCATAACATCTTTGTATGTGTGAAATTTTTACTGGATTTACTTCAAACATCTAATAAAAAAGATCCCCTTATTAGGAGGATCTTGGTGAATTATTTTATATATAAAAGTTTATGTTGCAGGGGGTTTCCATGCTGGAGTTGCACTAGGATCACTATCAGCGGGTTCTGTGTCTGGATCTACATGTAATGGATTCATTGGGAACATCATATCTGCAATGTTTGGTTCAACACCAGCAGCTACCATTTTGTTCGGAAGATCTCTTAACTGTTGACGGAATGTTTTTAGTTTAGTCTTCATGTCATCAGGCATGTCTTCTGCAATCCCAGAGTCACTACGTTCTAGTTCGTCGTTTCTATGCTTTCTAACCATGTCCCAAGTCTTGTCTTCATCTGCACCATTCAACTTTTCCTTAGCTGTAAATGCACTTATACTAATGTCATCAGCGCCAGCACTGCCTGGATTTGCAACAACAATACTCTCAAAGTCATAAATGTCATCTGGGAATAATGTGCTACAATAGGTGAATTGTGGATATCCATCAGATGTCATGTCTGGTGAGCCTGGATGAGGAGTTACCTGATCTATAGGAACTTCTCTACTTTCTTCTTTTTCATCGACAACAGGGCCTCTGAGTTGACAGATAAGTGAGTGTAGATTTGATCTAGCACAGTCTACTTCGTACCACTGAACTACGTCAGCTGGTTTTGGACGACCATCTGCAATGTCGTCTTCTGTGAGTGGGCCATACTTTTCTTTTCCATCTGCACCAATTTGTAGATAGATTTTGTCAGGGCCATCGTATGTTTGATCTCTTGTTTTGCCATCACTAAATGAGTGGTCTACAAGAAAACTGTTGGGCAATGATAGTTGCCAACCTTGTGAAATAATTTTTGTTGCCATTTCGGATTTATTCGGGTTTACTCCTTCGGCACTATTTATAAAAAAAGAGGGTCTATAACCCTCTTTTGACAAATTTTCTTGTTCGGATTAAACGAAAGTGATCTTAACGAGTCCTGATCCACCTTGTCCACCCTGTCCACAGTGACCACTTCCACAGTAAGAAGTAGTAGCACCTTGTCCACCATGTGCGTACGGAACAGTCCAACAACCGCAACGAATCCAACACTGTCTAACACCGTAACTAACACCTAGAGTTCCGATGAATGGAGCACCAGTTGGAGTGGCGTCATTGTTGAAGAAACAGTGACAGTTGAAACCGCCAGGTCTGTATGAAGTACCAGTGTGGTTGCCCATCGCAAAGTCTCCACCCCAAGCACCAGGCTGAACACAACATTCTTCGTAGTGTGAATAACAATGTGCAGACCAATCGTTAGTGTAACAACCTCTAGTTCCTCCAGCAGCACAGAAATTAGAAAGGTTATATCCATTTACATAGGAAGAACATCCTCTACATCCTACACATTCTCTTGAACAACATCTATATGTACCACCAGCACAGACTGTGTATACACATCCTTGAGCAGTGCTATGAGTTTTTGTATTATAATATCCACCACCAGCTGCGTGCCAGTTTCCACAACGGTTACAGTTACACTCTCCGTGTCCGTTTCCTCCAGCACCCCAGACTTCCCATGTAACTCTTGTTACGTTAGTTGGAACAGTCCAAGCACAACAACAACCAGTACTACAAACACTGCCTGGAGCTCCATAAACCCATTTAACACACCAGTTTGAAAAAGTTCCCGATGCAATAGCACTAGAAGGTATACTTCCAGCTGCGACCATATCGCTAGATATCTGTTTGTAACTTGAATAACTTGCCATTGCTTCTTAGAAGTAAGTAATTTTAACTAGACCACCGCCACCAGTAGCACCTTGTCCACAGTGACCATTACCACAGTATGTAGTCATAGCATTCTGGCCACCGTGTCCATAAGGAGCGATCCAGCAACCACAACGAATCCAACATTCTCTAGTTGACTGTGACGAATAAGTACCAATCAAAGGTGCAGAAGTCGGAGATTGACCATAATGAAAACAGTGACACCAACCTCTGTAGGTATCATGTCTAGAGTTTGACCATGCGGAAGTGTGGTTTCCCATTCCGAAGTCTCCTCCGTTGTTTCCAGGCGCTCTACAACATGCGTTATCAGAAGTACAAGCCTCAGTCCAACTTGTGTTGGCATTTCCTCTCTGTCCACCAATAGCACAGAAGTTCGATAAGTTGTATCCATTTACATATGAAGTGCAACCCATACATCCATAACACTCTCTAGAGAGACATGGATAAACACCAGCAGCACAAACAGTGTATTGGCAACCACCATTCGTCTCTAACATTTTAGAGTTATAGTACCCACCCTGAGCAGCTTCGTAGTGATGACATCTGTTACATGAACATGCACCAGTACCGTTACCTCCAGCACCCCACATTTGAATCCACATGTTTTGGACATCACTTGGAGTACTCCAAAGGCAACAACAGCCAGGCGAACACCTACACATAGTTCCGAAGAACCACTTAACACCGTAGGATGAGTTAGGAGAACCACTAAACTTGGTAGCTGTCACTGCAGCACCAACAAATTGATCTCCGTTTACTATCTTGTATGATGAATAATTAGCCATTAGTTCCTTTTATAGGTATGTAATTCTTACCATTCCAGAGCCGCCTTGACCGCCCTGACCACAATGTCCACTACCACAATATGTAGTCATGGCACTCATACCACCAGTTGCATATGGAGCAGTCCAACAACCGCAACGTATCCAACACTGGTCTAACTGGTTTTCTGTACTTGCTACCAAGAATGGAGCACCAGTACTACATGTGTTATTAATATCACCAGTACAGTGACAGTTCCAGTGACCTGAGAAACCATCTTGGTGTCCCGCCATTGCGAAGTCTCCTCCCCAAGTTCCAGGCGATACACAACACCATGCTCTAGATGTACATACAACTGACCAGTCAGCGTTTGCACAACCTCTTGCACCACCATGAGCGCAGAAGTTACTTAAATTGTAACCATTAACGTAGGAAGAACATCCTTCGCAACCATTACATTCTCTTGAACAACATCTGTAAACACCACCAGCACATACAGAATAAGTACAACCAGCAGTTGTGCTGATTGTCTTAGTGTTATATGTTCCACCAGCAGCACCTTGGTAATGTTGACATCTGTTACAAGAACATGCACCGCTTCCATTACCACCAGCACCCCAGAGTTCAAAAGTTACTCTTTCAACTCCAGAAGGAACTGTCCAGGCGCAACAGCAGCCTGGAGTACAGTAACAAGGATGACCGTAAATGTGTTTTACGCAATACCTTGGTGCCACACCAGACTGTAACTTGCTAGCATCAATGACGCCATCAGGTAACTGGTCTGCTCTTATTTGTCGATATGCTCTATAATCGGCCATTTATTATCTCGAAATGTGGTAAAAAATAATCATAATGTAGATCATCAAATATTAGATGGAGAAGATTCTCCAACCGTATGAATCACCTGAGAATACTAAACTAAATGCAGCACTTTCTGTGTTAACAGTTAAGTTGTTAGAATCTCCTTGGATTAGTTTTCCATTACCAGCGACTGTCAATGCGTTAGAATCAAATGTCTTCGCAATATCATAGAATGTAACCTTAGCACCTAAGTTAGGGTTAGATGGGAGAGTAGCAGTCACACCACCACCGTTTGTATTAACGAAGTAGTTAGTTCCGTCAACAACAGTTTGAGATGTGTTGATTGTACTATATGCCTCAACTCCAGGCTGAATCCATGCAGTTCCGTTGTAGTATTCAAGAGCACCTAATGTGGTGTTAAATCTTAAACAACCAGTATTGAATTCATCATCAACGCCGCCAGGTCTTTGAGCGGTTGTACCTACTGGAGGTGTCATCGCTTTAGTACCCATTGAACCACGAGTTACAAATCCCTTAACAGCAAATT